AGTCGTGGGAGTGCGCGTCGTACACGGACTCGGAAGGGCTCCTTTCAGAAGAGAGTCAAGAAAGTGATCTTGACGACGGCGGAGACGAAGTATCACGACATCGGGATAGAAAACGAGCAGCTCTATCATAATTCTGGGAGCTTTGAGTTGCTGTTTCCTGGATATATCCTCGCTATTGACGCGTGGTTCAATCCATGGCTGGATGTTGTAAAGGGCACTAGCCGGTTTCAGCGCATCGGGGACAAGATCGTTGCGCGTGGTATCAAGATTAACCTCATGCTATTCAACAAGCATGACAGGCCGAACACGAAGATTCGGGTGATTGTTGCTTCATTGCCCAAGTCTGTTGCAGGTACGGTCACGAGCAGCAGGTTTGACCCGTTTCAGATCGCTAATTCTGGTGCTCTGGGTAATCATATGCTCATGCCGGCGGATACCGACAAGGGTGTGCGGTTCCTATATGACAAGATACATACCATGAACGGTATGCAAGTCGCTTTCACTAGTGCTGGAGGTGGCGGTGCTCGGGAGATGACCAAAATGGTCAAGCTCTGGATCAAGGCTAAAGGGAATATCACGTATGACACAACGGACGGGGCGAATCTGGTGAACAGGCCTCTTGCCGTTTATTGCATTCCGTACGAGCAGTACAGCACGCTCAACACGGATAACATCGCGTCTTGCGCTGGATTCATGCGGATGTACTACAAGGATCCTTAGGGAGGTCCAATAATCTTGTGGATGATTCTCGTGACGCGGCGAGTGAATTCCGTAGGGACGGTAAATCCCGCTTGCTCGGAGAAGGTGTCGATTTCATGCACGCTGGTGATGTAGATCCTCTTGGGTCTCCACCCGATATAACCCCCTTTCACGGGAACTTGAATGAAATACCTGTCTATTTCCGTGAGGATTGTCTCTGGACGAGTGCAATTAGTGATTGAGATGTTGTCGTAGAGGACGGCCTCTTCTCCAGCATACCCGTCTTTCCACTTGTAGCCATCGTGGGTAGGTACACGGTAGACATCAGGCTCTTCTTCGTAGACCCATCTGGTTTTGCCGGAACCGGGAACTCCGTGGATGTAGATAACCTCGGGTGCAAAGTCCTTATCGACCTTGCGTAGTTTCTCGGTGACCGCGTGACGGTACAGGGTAGTGATGCCGGTGTGGTACTGGACGAACGTTGCACGGTTCTCTTCCTCCGTGACCACTTCTGAGATACGCTTGCCGGTCATGCCGGCTTCGACCACGGAATGCGCTAGATTCTCCAGCGTACGTTTCTTGCCATTGCCCATGGGTTTTTCGCCAAACTCGATCAACTCGTTTGACTTGGAGCAGTAGGCATCGTTCTGCGTGAAAGATCCACGCATCACCTCGATATGTGCACGGGGCAATATCTTGATCCATGCAGAAAGGCGCATGGCGGTACGGGCATAAGCCCATCCCTGTAAGTGCGGGGTTCCTGTTCTTGGCGCGATTTCATGCGCATAAGCTAGGTAGCAGAGTTTTTCCGGTAGCTCCGAGAGATCATCGGGCTTCGGGTTATTAAGCGTGAAGCATGCTCCTCTAAAGGGAATGCTTGTAGCAGGCTTGCTTGTAGCAGGCTGGTCCATAGGTAATACTGGCTATGGACTCTAGGGCTCGTAGGCTTAAATACTCGCTATGGTTGGGCGCGATTGTGGGTTCGCTATAATTAAAAATCAAGTTTTTTTTTGCTGGGTGTAACTCGAGATAAGCCACCACTCGTCGCAAAGCCTCCTCGGGTGGCTTTTTTCTTGTAATAGAGAGATCGCGGGTTCGAGTCCCGCTAGGTGCGCGCTATATATAAGTACCCCGCTCGTCATCGCTCGCATGGATGGCATATCGCAAGCGCAAGTTCAAGAAGTACTCCAAGAGGAGTCGTGGGAGTGCGCGTCGTACACGGACTCGGAAGGGCTCCTTTCAGAAGAGAGTCAAGAAAGTGATCTTGACGACGGCGGAGACGAAGTATCACGACATCGGGATAGAAAACGAGCAGC